ATTGCAATTAAAACACCGCCAGCCAACCCCATTGGTATCCGTCCGCACAGATAGGCAATGGTCCGTCTTGTTGGTGCGATTGTGGCTACACTGCGGGCATAAAGTCTTCTGTGTGCCAGCATTATGATGGCGCAGCTTTATCCCGTATTTCTCCGCTATTTCACTCAGGGTCATTCCATTTCCCCGCTTGGTATGCCAAAAAAATTAAAGTGGCGTATATTCCCGCCGCAAAAAGTGCCTCATGTATCATGCTTTAACCATTCCCCGCTTTCTTGTGGCGCACACTCGTGCGTCACGGTGTAAATCTTTGTGCAGTGAGATTTAGCAATCCAACGCCCAGCTAACTCACACGCTTGTTTGTTAGGATAAAACCCGTGCAAAACTTGCTTCTCACGCTTTGCCAGCACTGGGTTCCCTTTGTGGACGTTCAGCCACAGAGCATATGCATTTTCTTTTAAATCAGGCATCTGGCACGTCATATTTCGCTTTGATGCGGTCAATCTCAGGCTGCAAATATTTATACTTATCCTTTTCAAACTTATAAAACTGGCAGGATGAGTTGTGCTTGCTTTCTAACGCCTGACGCAGATTGCTCTGATCAAAGCCGTGTGGGTTAAAGATCGTAATTAGATTATCGTTAAATGAGTTCATGCAGTGCGCTGGGAACAGCTTTACGTTAGCTGGACGCCAAAAGTGGCACGACTTGCAAGTTGAATCCTTCTCATAGTTTTTCAGCAGATCACTGCCCCGCGAAATAAAATCGCTTTCTACAGGTGTCATTTCGTCTCTCCCCTTTTCCACAAATCCATCCCCATCTTAACAAAGCGGGAACTGAAATAAAACGTTGCTGACCACATCATAAAGACTATGGGAGTAATAAATGCAACGGTCAAAAACTCGTTTTCCGTCAAATTAAAGAAATCAAGCACGATCCCGACATCTTCCCTAGTCATACGAAATTCCTACTCTTCTTCTTCATCAAGCTATCCGCAAACTGCACCACCTCAGAAATCGATGGCATGAACTTACATTTCCCCAAGATGCCCTCCTGCGGGTCGCATAATCTCTGCAACACGCCTTCCGGATACTTTTCCAACAGGCTTATGAGCGTCTGACTGTATATCGATTGATCCTTGATCGTGCTGCTGGGGTAACACCCCATGATCCTGATCGTCACTTCCTCCGGCGTTAAGGGCGGCTTCTTCTTCAGCCCACTGCCTTTTCCTTGCATCACTCGCCTCCTTCAGTTTTGCAAATAATTCGTCCGTATCTTTCTTTTTATCAATCCGATTGTTCCCCTTCTTCGTATATACCGCCGCGATGTAGGAGATTGGATTGTTCGTGCCAGCTTGCAACGCTTCGTCTATGACACGCAAGGCTTCTTTCATATCTCCCTTCGTCCAGCCAAGCATACGCCCGATAAACGGGCGGGCGGTGACATCAGCCACGCCCATCGCCATCATCATGCCGACCGCCTCATCCCAGAAGTCTTTGGAATTATCCCTAGGCGTTGGAACATCTAAAAATGCGTCTATGGCGTCTTCGCCCAGATACGCAGTATCTGGTTCTTGTTTCTTTAGTTTAGGTTCGGGGTCCACTGTGGACCCCACTAGGGGTTCAGGCTGGACCCCTACCAACTGTACGCAATTGTCCAAATGAAGTTGATACTGGTTGCTAGTGTTCCTGCCGCTCACATTCCTGCGTTCGACTTTAGTTATAAGACTAAGTGATGAGAGTTCGTTAAGGCTGCGTTTGACGGATGATTCGCCCATGCAGCACTCGTCGGCGAGGCGTCCAATCGACGGAAAGCAATCTCCCGTGTCCGGATTGTGCCTATCAGCTAAAGAGAGAAGAACTATTTTCTGTGTGGCGGAAATGCTTTTCTGCTTCCACGCCCAATCAGTCGCAATACGGCTCATCGCTATTACCTTTCTATTGCAGAAGGGCAAATCACGCGCTATATTGAATACAGCCTTGATGATTTGCCGAACCCCATCAAAGGTTAGGTCTTGCCGGACCGTCACCCCATTAAACCCTCGCCCAAGTGGCGGGGGTTATTTTTTTATCTTACGTCCGCGCCTCCTTGGCGTCAACGTCTTTCCGTTGATCACTATCGCCACGGTGATCCCGTGATACAGTTCGGCGGCTTTGCAACGCAATTTAAACGCCTTATCCAACATCGTCCCGACTGACTTCACATCCTCCGTCACCCACTGCATGACATCATTATTAAAGTACTGAAAGTCCGCAGTGTAGGTGCAGAAGAGGGTGTCCGCTATATAAACCTTAAACTCAGGTTGTAGCTGTAAGTCCCTGATAACGCCACCTTTTTGTAAATTGACCAAATCGATGTAGCGCATCATTTCCGCTTTGGAATCAAAGATGATTCCGTTCCAAGTTCTGTCCGCTTTCGGTGATACTTTGAACTTGCTCGCCATTGTCAGGAACCCTTGGGAAGAAATCGTCAGGCGTCAATTTGATGCCACGCTGCGCCGCCGCCACCATCAGTTCGATCTGGCGACGGACGGGGATCAACCCGCCGCAGCCACCCTCTTTAATAGGGACGAGCCATTTGTATACCGCTTGAACGGAAATGCCCAGCATAAGTGAAACAGCCCGTGCGCCACCCAGCTTGTTAATGACACGCCTCGCAATATGGTGCGTTCCATTCTGCATCTTTTCACCTTCAAATCATTGTTGACAACTTATCGTTGCATCTGTCATAATACATACGCTTAAAGGAGGCAAGCATGAAAACAAATTTTTGGACTATTCCCGACGGGATTATCGCACGAAACATGAATGAAGATGGTAAGAGCGCAAGAGAAATCGGCGCGGCTTTGGGACGAACACGAAACTCAGTTATTGGCTGGTTTCACCGTGCTGGCATATCGCTGGACAAGGTGACGCCTAACAAAGTGGTGAAGGAAGTGAGCGCACCTAAAATTAGGAAGCCTTCTCCCCCGCAGCCGATTAAGGCTGAGTTCCGCCCGCGTTTGTTCTTTAACTCACAGACAAACAAACCAATTGAACAGCCGACAGACGCCAAGAATGTTTCTTTTACAAACTTAAAGGGGATGATGTGCCGTTGTGTAATTGGCGACCCGAAAGGTGCGGAAACAATCTATTGCGGCGAGCCTACGGTAAAGGCGACGAGCAGTTGGTGCGCATACCATCATTCCATCTTCTACGGATATCGGAAAGAAAATGTCGAAGGTAAAAGCTCGCAGGGAAGTGTTCGACTATTTAATCAGCTTAGGACTTGAAGTTGAATTAGTCGTTACGAAAAACCACTTGCGATATTATTGCAAGAAGGGAAGCCATGAGAAATTTTTTGTCAAATCGGCGTCACCGTCCGATCACAGAGCCGAACTTAACTTCCAGCACGACGTCAGACGCTGGGTCAAAAGTCTGTCAACCTAACGAGGGAAAAATTGAAATGAGCATTAATCACATCACACAGAAAGCTGTCGCCAAGCAAACGCAGTTCAGCAAAGAGTATGGGAACATCAAGCCCTTCTACACGCGCATGGCGGGCATTCTAAGCCACACGCTGGGCAGGGAGGTGTCTATGCGGGAGATTGCACTGTTCGAACTTGCACACGCCCAGACACGCGTTGCAATGAACGAGAAAGACCAAGGCGCGTATCACGACATGATCATCGCCTCTTCCGCCGCCGCTATGTTTGCATCAGACAAGACGATGGCGTTCGAAGAGACGATGCTGACTGAAGTAGAAGCTGCGTTGCAGGACTCACTGCACGGAGAGAGCAATGCGGCTTAGTGTCATAATACTTTTAGCTATGACGCTGTCTGGTTGCACATGGGTCATCCGCGAGGGTGGCCCAGCCAAACCTAAACAATCGTCCATGTTTGGTTTGCTTGAACGGTGACGATAACTGTGCCTGTTCCCGATATGGTAATAGGCCCAGCCGTCATAGCGTTTTCACCAGCGGGAATGACATAACTAGTTGAAACTGTTTGGTCATTCAGGAAGAATATTTTATCTCCGCCACCACCAACAGCGCCTGATCCGGCGCTGCGGTCATCCGCAAATAGCATGTTTGTGCCATCTGAGTAGATATATGAACGTGCGCTTTGCTGAATTGTTACTGTGCTTCCAATTGCAGTACCAGCGTTACCGACGCCGAAGGTTACACTATATGCGCCCGCCGTTGCGTTGTTTGCAATCCAAGCCCCGCCTACACCCTGCGGCAAAAGGATAACCCAATTCGCAGTCAGGACGCCTGTAATGTAAAGCTGTTGATTGACGGCGTTGATCTGTGAAATCTGGTAGGGGTTTGCTGTAAAAGAGGCAGTCCCAAGCGTCATAGAAAACGAAGACCCAAGGGCGGCGTCGATAGTGCCAAAATCTGAGTTGACTGGTTGATCCCAATAATCGACGTATGATCCGTGAGCGGGTTGGATTAGCCCTTTGTTCGTTGTCATCTAAGCACCCCAAGGAGCGGAAATGGAATATTCCGGTGAATTTGTACACGATTTTATTATATCACACCACGCAGTTTTTAAAATAGCGGAATGGTTTCATTGCAAGTGGAATATGGGGATTGGTATCAAGAGTAAAAAACTTAGCCCAAGCTATGAAGAACGCCACCTTTATAGCGACGGTGGCGACTTTCTTTTCAAACGTCCGGGAAAAGAAAAGTGGGAAGTGGCGGAGGTCAAGCACAAGAACATGCACTGGACGGACGCGGAAAGTTTCCCTTACGAAACTATTTTTGTTTCTAACGTCCACAGCGTTGAACGAGGACACGACCCGCACCTTTGGGTCATCGTCAACAAGACATTGACGCATGCGATTATAATACCAAAGTCTACTAAAAGATGGTGGATTAAAGAAACGGTTTACAATCGTAATTCGCAAAAAGAAGAAGAAAAATATTTATGCGCCAAACACTTAGCACAATTTTACAAGATCGAAGGATACAATGTTGACGGCTGATTGCTATGATGATATAAACGTGTAATCAACAACGGGAGATTGATATGGCACTTACACCAGAACAGATTGCTAAACGCCGATATTCCGTCGGTGGCTCTGACGCTAACACCATCATGTCCGGCGATATGAAACGGATCACTCAGCTTTGGAAAGAGAAGCATGGGGATGTTGCTCCTGAAGACCTGAGCGACATTCTGCCAGTGCAGATGGGGTCGTTTACTGAGCCTCTGAACGTTCAGTGGTTTACAAAGCAAACGGGGCGTATTGTTACCCAGATGGGTGAGGAGCATACCCACCCCCTATATCCGCACATTACATGCACACTGGATGGCATGACTGATGATGGCAAAACTATTTTTGAAGCGAAACATGTGTCGCCGTTCGCCAAAGAAGCTGGCTTGATGGACAGGTATATGCCTCAGCTTCATCATAACATGTCCGTCATGGGCGTCCGCCAAGCCGTCCTCTCTGTGTTCTTTGGTAACCTTCGGTGGGAACGCTATGATGTTACTTATGATGATTTCTACGGCGCGGTTGTAACAGACTCCGTCAATAAGTTCTGGCATGCCGTACAAAACGACATTGCTCCGGAGCTGGTGTTCGCGGAAGCACCTAAAGAGTTTGTCGCTCGCGCTGACATGAGCAGCAACAATATGTGGGCGCATTACGCTGGTCAGTACAATGACATGGGCAGCTACAAGGCAATGTGGGATGAGGCGGTTGCTGGTTTGAAAGAACTTGTCCCCGCAGAAGTTGAAGAAGCTTTCGGTCACGGCGTGACTATCAAACGGGATAAGCGCGGTGTGATGCGTGTGCGGGGTGAGAAAAATGACAATATCTGAAGA